AGGATAAGTTTCCCGGAGGTGCTTGGTGTACCGTGGGAGATTATGTCTGTTACGGTAAACATGCCGGAACCAAGCTTTTCTATAAGGGTGTTCGACTTATCCTTTTGTTTGATGATCAGATTGTAATGAGGGTGGAAGATCCCAAGGATCTTGATCCAACCTTCAATCTTGGGAAAGGATCTGGCTGATTTGGGAAATCAAATATAATATGGTATAATAGTGTAGGGCATATTTTTGTCTTAACGTAAATCGTTTGTCTCGTTAGCAACGGAGAATGAAATGGATAATGAAAAAGAAGAGTGGAATGAAGTAGAACTTCCTGATTCCAAGGAGGAGTCAGTTGAATATGAAGTGGAAGATTCCCTAGAGGAAGTAGAAACTAAGCCAGAGGAAGTTCCTCAAGAGCTGGAAGGTATTGAAACCAAGGGCGCTCAGAAAAGAATACGACAGCTTATTAAACAGAGAAAAGATCGGGATGAGCAAATCCAGACTTTGATATCTCATAATGAACAATTAACTGGTCACTTGCAAAATAAAGATAAAGAACTATTTAATGTAAGTAAATTAAGTTTGGATACGTCCGAAAAGCAACTTCTGGATAAAGTGGAATTAGCCAGAAAGGTTTATCTGGAAGCATTCGATGATGGTGATAAGGATATGCTCCTAAAGGCTCAAGAATCTTTGAATGACGCACAAGCAGATTTAAAAATGATTAATTCTGCCAAGGTGGATTATCAAGAAGAGCCAGTACAAGCACAGCCGGTTGCTAGACAACCTCAACCACAACAAACACATGATCCCAAGGCTACTAAATGGGCAGAACAGAATGAGTGGTTTGGAAAGGATACAGTCAGAACGGCTGCGGCTCTGGCAATAGATGCAGAGCTTAAGGGAGAAGGATATGATCCTAATGATAAGGAATACTACGAGGAAATTAATAGCCGTCTTCAAGAGGCTTTTCCTCAAAAGTATGAACGTGTGCAGGAAAATACGTCACAACCTGCTCAGGTGGTTTCGGGGGCTTCACGCTCGTCTCCGACCTCAGGAAAGAAAGTCAAGCTCTCCAAAGAAGATGTGAGATTGGCACAGAAATGGGGAATACCACTTGAACAGTATGCCGCCGAGAAGCTTAAGGTTACTCAAGCTGATGGCGAATATACTAATATCAACTAGGCGTGGAGGAAAGAAACATGACAACACGAAATGAATCACGTAGTAATACATTACGGGAAGAGAATACAAGAGAAGAGGAATGGACCTTTGAAGAGCCGAATGCTCTGACTATTCCAGACAATGTGCAAGCACGGTTTGGAAATGATGGTATGTCGCTCCGTTGGATACGTATCTCTATAAAAGGTCAAGAAGACATTCAGAATGTAGGTAAGAAACTACAACTTGGATGGACATTCGTTACTCCTGATGAAGTTCCCGAGATGGCTCTTACATCCTTCGTGAGGGAAGAAGGCAGGTATCAAGGTGCAGTCTGTCGTGGAGACGTGGCCTTGGTTAAGATGCCAGCCGGTAAAGTGGCGGCTCGACGGAAATTCTATGAGAATAAAGCCAACGATCAGATGGATGCTGTTAATGCACAATTGATGAAGGGTTCTGATTCTCGTATGCCAATTTCCAATACCAGTCGCTCTGTAACAACAAGAGGCAGAGTCCCTACTTTTCAGGACTAACCCTCACAATATAAGGAGATGAAACATGTCTACTACTAAAGCATTTCGTGGTTTCATTCCTGCTCGTATGAAAGGTGGCGCTTATAATAATGAGGCCGTCACTGACATGATCACGCTTACCTCAACGGGTATGGCGGGATCACCAACTAATAACATTTTCACGGGTGACCCGGTAGTTATGCCGGGGGCAAACTTTGCCACTATTTCACCTTACATTGCGGCTACTCTGAAAGCCTCTGGTGTTTTCATGGGTTGTCAATATGTGGAAAATGGAGAGCAAAAGTTTGCTCGATATTGGAACGGTGGAACGAGTGCCACGGATATCAAGTTCTTCGTGATCACTAATCCTGATCAGACTTACCACATTCAAGCTTCTTTATCTTTATCAGCGGTAGAGCTGTTAATTCAAAAGAACTATAATGTAACTGTAAGTTCAACTGCAAGTTCTGGTAGTACTACCACAGGTCAGTCAAGTTACTATCTGGATGGTGCTTCCGGTACTGAGGCAACAGCGGCTGTACGTGTCATTGGCAAAGCTAAGTATCCTGACGAAAAGGATTCGGACGCTTATCCAATAGTTGAGTGCTGGATTAACCAGCATCGAGACAGGTACGTTACAGCCACGGCTTCAACGGCTTAATAGGGAGGATTTATCATGGCTATTAATAGAGCTAGTATTAGTAAAGAACTCCTTCCGGGCCTTAACGCCGTTTTTGGATTGGAGTATGGAGAAGTAAACGATGAGCATAAAGCTCTCTACGAGATAGAGAACTCGGATCGGGCGTTTGAAGAGGAAGTCCTCTTTACCGGATTCGGGACTGCTCCTACTAAGGGAGAGGGTGCGGCTGTTTCTTACGATGATGCACAGGAAAGCTACACGGCCCGGTATACTGCCGAGACCGTGGCGTTGGCCTTTGCTATCACTGAGGAAGCAATGGAAGATAACCTGTACGATACGTTTGCAAAACTTCGTGCCAAGGGTTTGGCTCGGGGGATGGCGAATACCAAACAGGTAAAGGCTGCGAATGTTTTCAATAATGGTTTCACTGATACCATTGGTGATGGCGTAGCTTTCTTCTCGGATTCTCATCCTACGATAGCTGCTGGCGATCAGGATAATCTTCTGGCGGCCTCAGATCTCGCTGAATCAACCTTGGAGACGGCTCTTATTGCCATTCAGAAGACCAAAGATGATCGTGGTATTCTGATTGGTGCGAGTGCAGTGTCTCTGCATATCCCAGTTGACTACTGGGCGGTAGCTGACCGTGTTCTTAGTAGCCCCGGCAATACTCAAGCCAGTGCTGCATCAGGTGATACTTCTGGCCTGAATATGAATGCAATCAATGCTACTCGTCATATGGGTATGGTTCCTGATGGCTATCACATCAATCGTCGGTTTACCGATACTGATGCGTGGTTTGTCAAGACTGATGTACCGAACGGCACCAAGATGTTTGTTCGTTCGCCGCTTCAGACTAAGATGGAGCCAGACTTTGATACCGGCAATCTTCGGTTCAAGGCACGGGAGCGTTACAGCTTCGGTGTTTCGGACTGGCGTGGCTGGTACGGTAGTAGAGGTTAGTAACTCTAGTAGGGAGAGTGGTATTGTGCCACTCTCTCTTTACTACTATAAGGAGATATAATGGCTACAAATATCAAAGTTGCTATAGCCACGGGCGATGCAGTACTTAAATATGTAGATACGGATACTACGGTTGGCAATAATGGTGGGGGTAATAGCCCTGTACCAACTGTTACTCGTATTCTTTCTATTCACGCTTTGGCGACTGCTGCTGGTCTTTACACTGTTAAGGGGCAAAGGCAGATTACAAATAAGACAGCCGCAGGACAGGCCATACAGTTTCAGGTAGCAGCCAACGAAGCTTCTGATATCTATATGGGTGAGATTGGTGTTCCCGTATATGGAGTTGTGAGTGTTTCTGGTCCTACTGATGGCTGTGTTCTTACTGCATTCATAGGCTAAGAATGCCTAATTATTCGTATCTGAAAACGGATCTGGTCAATACAACAGAAAACGATTCTACGGAATTTGCCTCGCAAGTTTCTGTCTTTGTAAAGAAAACAGAATACCGTATGATCAAGGATCTGGATGACGCAGGTCTGGATGAATATTCAGCGATTACCTTGACGGCAGGACAATGTACAGTGTCTTTGCCGAATGATCGTGTTCGTGTTATTCGCAATGTGAACTATACAACCAGTGCATCCAGTGTTCGAGTTAACCTTCTTCAAAGAACAATGGAATATGCAATAGACTATTGGCCTGTTAGTAGTTCCACAGGTACTCCCAGATATTATTCAGTGAAAAATAATACACAGATTTATGTAGTTCCAACACCTGCTTCCACCTTGACAGGGGAAATTCAAACTGAATCTATACCTCTGGCCCTTGCATCTGCCTCAGATACAAGTGTTACTACGAGTAATTACTTCAGTGAGTTTTGCTACGATGCACTATTTGCAGGATGCATGGTTGAGGCAACCATGTATATGAAAGATTGGAATACTATTCAAGCATGGCAACAGCAATACCAAGCTGCCATAGAATTACTACGCAATCAGGCCAGACGGACCCGGCAAGACGATATGGAAATCGCTGCTTCTCCTGCTGGTGGTCCAGATACAGTTATACAAGGAGGAAGTTAAAATGGCTAGTTTAAGTTCTGCGGCAAGTAAACTTGGAAAAAAAGGTTTGAAAGAAATTCAAAAGCTTATAGATGAGTATACATCGAGGGGAGGAGATATAAAAAAGATTCCCACGGGAAAAAGAACTTTGACAGAAGCTCAGATGAAAAAGAAAGTAAGGGAAGAAGGAAAGTTAATTCCTCCGAGTGATCGACTAAAGGGTGAGGAAGCAGCGGCTCGGCCTTCATATCTCAAAAGACCGGCTGGAAAAAGAAGGACACAAACAAGTCCTCAAAAAGGTTTATCAGGAGAGCAGCGAGGTCTTGCGGCAGAGCCAAAAGGAAAAGTCAAACTAAAGAGAAAGAAAGCTAAAAAGCCTAAGGTTAAAAAGCCTAATGATGCGGCTGCAAAACAATTTATGCGTGATAAACCAGTGGCAGGAATGGGTACAAATATGCGTAGACCAAAAAGTAAAATAATGAAGCTTCAGCAAGATTATGAAGCCTTAACGCCATCATATAAACGTGCTGAAAGAGCGAAAGGTAAGCAGAGTATATATTATCCGGTTTTTAAAAAGCTTGGTATGGCTAAGGGAGGGCCGATTATAAAAAAGAGACACGGTGGTATGAGTCATGTTGGTTTATCTCCTGCTAAGGAAGCACGAGCTGGTACAATGTCTCAGGCTGATCGGTTACGTCGTAGAGCAACAGGTGGTTCTACAAAAGGAAGTAAACCTATAAGCACTACTGGTTCTTACGGGGGTAAGAAACAATTAGCTAGTTGGACATCAGGTTTGAGTGCCGATCAAATTAGAGAAATTTTAGGTATCACTACCAGAGATCCAAAAACTGGAATTCGATCAAAACTCAAAACTCCAAAGAAGAAAAAGAAAGTTATAAAAGCGCAATATGGTGGTAAAGTTGTTTCTAAAAGAAACGGTGGTATGACTCGTGTTGGTTTATCTCCTGCTGAGGAAGCTCGGGCTGGTACACTATCTGAGGCTGCTAGGAGACGCCCAAGAGTGCCTACTCCTGTAAGACCTGCTCCAAGAGCACAAGTACCTGTAAGACCTGCTCCAATTCTACAACCACCTGTACCACAAATGGCACCTCCTCGTCCTATGAAGAAGGGTGGTTATCTAAAAGATATTAAACCTAATACGACTTGGGAACAGTTTAAAAAGAAACATCCCGATGTTGGAATTACAAAAGAAAGTTTTAAAAAGTTAAAACCGCCAACTGGTTTAGAATGGAAAAAGGGGCCAAAGTATAGGAGAACTTATGGAGGTTTAGAACTAGTAGAAAGAGAAGCTAAAAGGGGTGGTAAAGTGGGAAAGAAGAAGAGGAAGGGTAAACGTATCTCCAGTAAACAAACTGATGGAAATAAAGTTGTAGCTTCTCTTTATGACTAGTAGAGCAAGCGTAAGGCAACAGATTATGAAAGCACCCAAATCTCCTCCGGGTTCAGGCAAGAGGTTTAAACAGCTTGTCGAGAAACTGAAGAAGAAGAAGAAGAAGAAAAAAAAGAGTTCTAAAATTGAAGATCCCAAAGCACTGGCGGCTGCTATAGGTCGTAAGAAGTATGGTGCTAAGAAGTTTGCTCAGATGGCAGCAACAGGTAGACGTAGGAAAAGTTAATGACTAGTTTTAGCCCTTACGATCCTAGTATGGGAATTACCCAAGATCAATATTCGCAACAGATTGCCCAAGCGAATGAACAATTCTATGGTCTAAGTAGTCTTTCTGGTGGTCAACACCTAACCATGTTGTTGGATCAGTTTAGTGATCAAGAACCAAAGCGACCTGAAGGTATAGAAGATCAAGATTGGCAGAAATATATAGCTGCTAGAGACGAAGCAGCAAAATATCGAAAAGAAAGCGGGGATATGGGCCGGTATATAAGGGAAGGGGAGGGGAGCTATGACCAATGGAAAGCGATGACAGCTAATCCAGCCATCTTAGCAAACTTCCAAGGCGTTTCTCGACCTGATATGCCTACTCTAAATCCCTCTATGCCGGGTGAGCCGGGATTTGGTAGACCTAATGTAATGTTACCACAACCATTCCTGCCTAGACCCGATGGTGTGACGCCTAGACCGGGACTGACACCAACTGACCCCAATCTTGTCCCCAGACCTGATCCATCTCTAAATCCTTTTCAACCTACTATGCCAGAGGTACAACCACCTAGTCCACCTGTTAGTCCTCGACCAGAACCTAAACCGGGAATACATTTTCCTCAATTGCCCACGGGTCAGAAAGTATCAAACTTTTTAGATCCAGAAAATCCGGGACTTAACCCACCTTCGATTCGCCTAAAACATGGTGGTTCGTTAACAGATAAAGTTTTACGTATACTTAGAAACCTATCGTAAGGAGAATTCAAATGGAAAACAAAGTCGCAACAGTTACTGAGAAACTACCTGAAGTAGGTGGTATCATGGATCATTGGGTAGCTATAATTATAGGTATAGTTGTAGTTTGCACAGTTGGTTATCTTGTCTGGAAAAAGATGATGAAGAAGGATAAGTAAGATGCACGGACCACATTTACTTTTACAATATCCTCCTAATCTTAATAAGATACTAGGTAAACCGACTGGTCAGGGCTATGGTGCTGCTCGGAAGGGACCGGATGTACAAGGACCGCCTGAAGATGTGGTTGTGGAGGAGGACTATCAAAGTGGTAAGTCCTTTAAAATAGAGGACTAGTTATGGCAAAACAGTACGGTAAATTATCTTTTAAGGATATAGAACGTCGTAAGAAATTACGAGTAGCTAAAATTATGTTGGAAGATCCATATAAAGAACTTTCAAAAAGAGAGCGAACAATTGGAAATCAGATTCTTAAGCAATTAAAGAAAGATGGCCGTACTCTTGCAAATTATGTTAAGCTTGAAGGTAAGCCTCCTCCTTCTCCTCCAGCTCCCAAACGTAAACCAACACGTCCCGGTATAGCTGCAAGATCTGCGGCTAGAGTTGATGCACAAAGAGATATTGATGAAGATATAGCTGGAAGAGCCAAACCAGAGAAAGCAAAGAAAGCAAAGAAAGTAAAGAAACCTGAAGTGGGTACACCTGCTTTTGCATATCAAGAACGTGTTCCTGTAAGAGGAGGAGGTCGAAGAGGAAGAACAGTAACTTGGGATGCGGGAAAATTAACAAAAGAAGATTTGGCTAATTTAGTTGGTCAAGAAGCTTTAGATCAACCTAAGAGTTTACCAAAGCCAAAACCAAAAAGAGTAATGCCAAGACCTCCCGGTATAGCTGCAAGATCTGCGGCTAGAGTTGATGCACAAAGAGATATTGATGAAGATATAGCTGGAAGAGCTAGACCAGTACCTATAATTAAATCTCCTGTTGGTCCTTCTAAGCGTCGTCCTACTGGAGCTGAAAGAGAAGTTGAAAGAAAGAAGAGAGAAGCGGCACGTCGTAGACAAACTATGGAAATTTTTACTGATCCTTCTGGTTTAGAATCTGGTAGAGGATTAAAGCCTAAGCCAAAACCTACAAAGTTTGATAAAAAACATAAAAGTATGGCAGAGAGACGAGCAGCAATTCGTCAACGTGCAAGACAAAAAGATGCTGATCCTTCTGGTTTAGAATCTGGTAGGGGAATGCTAAAACCAGAAGAAGCAGTGGTAAAATCAGAACCAAAAAAATCTGTTGTACCTAGTGTACAACCAGAATCTCAGTCTAAAAAGGAAAAGATAGTTCCTCTTCCAAAACGTAAACCAGCAAGGGTTACTGGTATTGCTACTGCTTTTCCAAAGAAGAAAAGATTTGATCCAGATATTGCTGCTGCTTTTCCAAAACCTAAACATGCCGAGGAATTTGTTGGAACCGGACCAAAGGGTGCTGTAGCACCTAAACATATACTAGAAGATAAACCTCCTAAAGCTAAGAAAGTTAAGAAAGATGTTCGAGAGGATTATCCTACAAGGGGAACCCGCCCGGAACTTCAACATCACGAACCACGATATATAAAGCTTCCAGAATGGCTCGGTGGTGGAAGAATTAAAATGGAGGTGGGTGATGAGGACGATGAGTTTGTGGGAATGAATAAGAAAGGTGGTCAAATTAAAAAGAGTGTGAAGAAAGTTAAAGCTAAACCTCGTAAGGCTAAGGCGAAGACTCGCAAGCGTGCTGCTCTTCGTGGACACCGGGCTGAATTAAGAGGCGGTTAAGATGGTAGCCCCGGTTAGTATATCAGGAAAAGAAGGAAAGCTTAAGGGCCAACTAGCTCGGGCAGTTGCTAAACTTAAGAAAGCAAAGCTTGGGGGTAATCCTCAAGTAATAAAAGCGGCAGAGTTACGAGTAAAAGAATTACAGAAGTTTGGTAAGAAAGAAGAAATAGGGAAATCTAAAAAGGGAGATCCTAGACCAAAACAAAAAGAGCAAAAAACTCTTGCAGAAAAAGCTAGTCCATTTGGTAAAGGTTTATTGAGTGGTCTTGGGAAAAAGAAAAAAAAGTCAGATCAGACTGCTGAAGAAATGTATGGAATGGGCAAACTTGCGGCTGATCCCGGTGGTCCTATGAGTGATGATTATGAATTGCCTATAGGATTCAAACATGGTGGTCGTCTTAAGAAGTCCAAGAAACGTAAACCTAAACGTGCAGCCTTACGAGGCCACAGAGCAGAATTAAGAGGAGGTTAATATGCCTTTCGGAAGTAAAGAATTAGCAAAGCTTTTAAAAAAGGGCGGTAAAGAAGTTATAGAAGCCTTGACTGAAGAGCCAAAGCCAAAGCCTAAGCCAAAGGCTGCTGGACCGGGGCGAAAAAGAAAGGCAAGAGGTGTTAAACCTGCTACTGATGCACAGAAGGCTGGAGCTAAGAAAGCAGGTATGGGTGTGAAAGCTTTCCGGGCATTATCTCAAGATGAACAAAAAAAATGGATAAAGGTAGATAAACCTAAAGCAGCGGCGGCACCAAAACGTACTCGAAAAGAAGAAGCTGAATTAGACAGGCTTAAAGCAGAACAACAAGAAGAAATGGATGCAGCCCTACGTCCTCCCAAGAGAACATCTGTAGGTACTCGTAGAATGAAGCTTACCCCGGAAGGTCAAAGATTATTTGATGCAGGTGAATTTGATGAAATTATAGCTAATCCTAAAAAATATATGACCCACGGTTTCGATGCTCCTCTTCGTCCGAAGGGAACTGAGTTAACCAGATCACAACTAGCCAAGATGAAAAAGGGATCTGCTGAAGATAAAGCTCAGGCAATTCGAGAAATGCTTAATGATCCGGGCCATGTTGTTGCAACTCCAACTCAGGCATCTCCACAATTAAGAGGTAAAGCTTCTAAGGGTGAACTCGATGAGATGGAGAAGGAACTCAAAGCTCTTGGAGGATTTGAAATTACAGAAGGATTAAAGGGCGGTGGTCGCCTGAAGTATTACAAGAAGGGTGGTCGAATTAAAAAGAGTTCTAAGAAACCAAGAGGAGTCGGAGCAGCCTTGCGTGGTTATGGAAAGGCTATGCGTCGTGGCTAAACCACTAACACTAAGGCAAAGAGAATCTTTAAAGGAACATTCTAGAAAGCATACATCGAAACATATGTCATATATGAAAGAGCGTATGAAGAAGGGTGATAATTTTAAAGATGCTCATGTAAAAGCTACTAGAAAGGTAGGTCGATAATGACTGATAAACTTTGTCCTAAATGTAAATGTGAGAAGTGTGAGTGCGGTAAGAAGTAATGGCAGTCTCTGGTACATATAATTTTAATCTGGATATCGATGAGGTAATCCAAGAAGCAACGGAAATGATCGGGGGAGAGAATACTCTTGGTCACGAGCCAGCCTCGGCCCGTCGTTCGATTAACCTCATGTTGAAGGATTGGCAGAATAGAGGTATTCTTCTCTGGAGTACTTCTGTTTCCAGTGTAACTGTGTCTGCCAGTGTTACTGCATATAGTCTGGACTCTTCAACTGTGGATGCTCTGGAGGTTGTGCTGGGCCGGGATGATACAGACATACAACTTACCCGAATATCTCCTGAAGAATATCTTCTTATTCCTAATAAGACTCAGACAGGGCGACCTATGCAATATTCTATTCGTAGGGGTATTTCCAATCCTACCATGTCTGTCTGGCCTATTCCTGAGAATTCCACAGATGTTCTTAAAATAGAGATCATTAGCGAGTTGCAAGATGTAGATAAGTCTGCCGAACAGAATGCCGATCTTCCCAAGAGATTTCTCCCTCCTCTTACTTGTGGACTGGCATACTACATGTCAATGAAACGGCCCGGAGTGGAAGGACAGAGAATGCAAATGCTCAAGATGAATTATGAAGAACTTCTTAGTAGGGCTATGCTGGAAGATCGGGAAAGAGCTTCAATGCGTGTTGTACCCAAGTTAGGATATATCTAATGGCAACTAATAAAAATGCCTTGGCTGTATGTGATACGTGTGGGTTTGTATATCCACACCGGGTAATGCGTATGAATAGTTACGGTATGCTGGTCTGTCCGCAAGACTTTGAAGGTCAGTACGACCTGAAAAATAGTCCTTTAAATAAGATACCAGATGTGCGAGATGATCCAGCCATTAAGAATCCTCGGGCAGACTATCTGGGAGGAAGAGGAGTTATGTGGAATAAGAATGAAACATGGATAACTATCAATCCTACAACCTTGGCAGAAACAAAGCATACTACTAAGTGGGATGATGCTAACAGAAGTTGGAACACAATATGACAGATTTAACAGGTAATTTAATATCAGAAACATATAAGCAGGTTCTGCTCATAAATGCCAGCACTACCAATAGTGGTGTGGATACCTCTCTGGTGAATGTACAGACAGGTGACGGAACCAATAGTGCTTTGAAGGTTGCAACTAATGCAGTGAAGGTTGCTGGTACGTTTGCAGTCTCCGGGGGTGTTTCTCTGGATGGCAGTATGCATGTGGATGATAAGGTATGTGCCTCGGCATTCTACGGAGATGGCTCTAATATTACTGGAGTTACAGCCACGATTGCGGGCAATATATCTGTAAGTAATGTAACAATTGGTGGGACTTTACATGTTGCTGGTATTACCACATTGGCTGGAGCTACACATCTTAAGAGTACGGTCACAGTAGGTGGTGCGGCAAACTTTGGTAGTACGGTTACCGTAGTAGGTGCCGCTCATTTGCAAAGCACAGTTTCCACGGGAGGAGCTGCCACATTTGCCAGTACGGTCACGGTGGTAGGAGCTGCTCTACTTAAAAATAATGTATCTGTGGGTGGAACTCTGGCAGTAGCCGGAGCAGGGACATTCACATCCAAGACAGAGTTCAAGAATGATGTATCGGTTAGTGGTCGTCTGGATGTAGCTACTTCTGCATGTATAGGTGGACTATTCAGAGCAGTTGGTAATGCTACTTTCGATGGGGATGTGTCTGTAAGCGGTGGTCTGGTAGTCGGTGGTACTGTAACTATTGTGGGAGCTAATCTACAAGCTGCCAATGCCAGAGTATGTGCCTCTGCATTCCACGGAGATGGTTCTAATTTAACTAATATATCTGGTTCGGCAATCTCAGGGAATATCTCTGTTAGTAATATTAGTGCGGGAGGTGATCTCAATGTAGCTGGTGGAGCTTCCATAGTAGGCACTGTGACAATAGTCGGGGCTAATCTACAAGCTACCAATGCAAAGGTATGTGCATCTGCATACTACGGAGATGGTTCTAATCTTACTGGAATTGTGGCGTCTATCTCAGATGGTGTTGTGGCTGCTTTATCTATAACCTCCAGTTTAAATGTTGGTGAAAATACTTCCATAGGCGGTACTTTTAAATCTACAGGAGCTGCTACATTTGCTTCTACAGTTACAGTTGTAGGTGCTGCACATCTTCAGAGTACAACTTCTGTTGGTGGAGCAGCTACATTTGCTTCCACGGTTACAGTTGTAGGTGCTGGTACATTTAAAGATAGTGTATCAGTAAGCGGTAATATAAATATTGGAGGAACTGTAACAGTAGCTGGTGCGGTTAGTCTGGCATCTACACTAAATGTTGCAGGGGCTGCTAACTTTGCTTCTCCAGTTACTTTAGCTGGTGATTCATTGGTGGTGGCTGGAACTGTAACAGTAGCAGGAGCTGTAAGTCTTGCATCAACTTTAAGTGTGGGAGGAGCAGCTAATTTTTTAAGTACAGTCACTATAACTGGAGCTAATGTACAAGCTGTCAATGCCAAGGTATGTGCATCTGCATATTATGGAGATGGATCAAATCTTACAGGAATAGCGGCTGCTCAAATTACTGGTAATATATGTGTTAGTAATGCTATAATTGGTGGAACTCTGGCAGTTACAGGAGCGGCTACATTTTCTGATGCGGTAGCTACCTCAACTGCTGGTACGAGTAATCTTGTACTTGGTGTTGCAGCTGGTGCTGCTATTGAATCTGGTGGTAATTATAATACCTTAGTAGGCGATGCAGCCGGAAATGACGTTACAACAGGGGATAATAATGTTTTTGTTGGCTATGCTTCTGGTGATGCTACTACTACGGCTTCTTTCAACACGGGTATCGGTTCCAATGCTTTAGGTGCAAATACAACGGCAGCTAACAATGTGGCGGTGGGTGCTGATACTCTGGGTGCCAATACGACGGCAGCTAATAACACTGCTGTGGGATATCAAGCTATGAGTGCAAATACGACTGGGGCAAGCAATACAGCCGTTGGCCAAGCCTCTGCATTTAGTCAGACCACTGCTTCCAATAATGTTTCTATGGGCCTTAATTCCTTATATTACAATGAGACGGGAGCGCAAAACGTAGCCATTGGAACTTCTGCTCTTACAGGAGCCTCTGGTGAATCGGCATCAACCAACACTGCTGTTGGTCATGCTGCTCTGAGCGCAAATACATCAGGGGCTAACAATGTTGCTGTTGGTGGTTATGCTCTGGATGCCAATACAACTGGAGGAAATTCGGTTGGAATAGGCGTTAATGCTCTTGGGGTAAATACAACCGGAGTCCATAATGTTGCCGTTGGCTATGGTGCTCTTGACGCCAATACAACAGCATCTCACAACACGGCAATGGGCTACGATGCTCTTGGGGCTAATACAACCGGCGCTAGTAA